ATGGAACAGGCTATGGCAGGTAATCCGCAGGTGCTGATGTACTTAGGTAAGTCTAAACTAGGTTGGACTGAGGCTAATACTGTTGAGCACGTTGGAACTATAAACGCTGTTGTAAGTGCTAAGCCTTTGACAAGAGATGAATTTGAACAGAGGTATCTTAAAAACGATACGGAATCTGACGAAGAGTTGTAGAGTGCTTGCTGCAACGGTCACATACTGACAGCCTTTTTACTGTTTCGAGTTGTGATGTGTGTTTGGGAATAACCTGTAGACGAACAGTGGTAGGGCTTCCACGTTGCAATTGGAGACATGCGTGACTGCAAAGCCTTTAGAAAACATCCTCTATTACTATCGCTGCCCTAAGTGCGACCATGTGAGTATTTATGTTACTCATACGGATTGGTTGAGCTGTGGGTATAAGCGTTGTGGCCTAAGGTTTATACGTTTTGGCAACACAATGGATGAGTGGGAGTACAAACGTATATGGGGATAGAACACCGCATGAAAGATGAGGCTGATGATAACTTCTGGAAGTGCCCTCATTGTGGATGCGTGGAGGAGTTTGACATGGATATGCCTAAAAGCCAGCGGGTTGAGTGTAGCGAGTGTGGCGATAAATCAGAGCCGCATCAGAACATGGCTACATGGGAAGATTTCTGGGTTTATTGCCAGAGCTTAAAGGATATATGAGCAAGACACTTGAAGAGATGGCAGAGGAGTATGCAGACGACTACGGATGGGAATCGATAGTAAAAGAATTTAAGAATGATTCGATTAAGGCCTATATTGCTGGTTATAAAGTGGGTTTTGAGATTGGGATTATGCGCGGCATAGTGGCCATGCAGGAAACCATGGACGATGACTTAGTGGCTGGATTGCTTATTGATTACGAAAAGTTGGTTAGGCAGATAGTTAAAAAAGAAATGGAAGGGAATGACTGAAGCCAACGAGCGTATAGTATGGCAACCCCAAAACGGGCCTCAAGAGATGCTGGTTGCATGCCCTATTACGCTTATTGGCTACGGTGGCGCTCGTGGTGGTGGCAAGACTGATGGTGTGCTAGGTAAGTTCGCTATCAACCAAGAACAGCTTGGCGAGGCTTTCAACGCTATATTCTTCCGTAAAGAGCTACCACAAGCAGACGATTTGATAGAACGTGCCAAGCAGATTTACTTGCCACTTAGAGCGCATTGGCAGGACCAGAAAAAGCAGTTCACGTTCCCCAATGGTGCAAGGTTACGGTTTAGGCCACTAGCTGATGATAGTGATGCTGAGAAGTATCAGGGACAGAATTTAAGTCATGCAGCTATAGAAGAAGCAGGTAACTTTTCTAGCCCTAGTCCAATCTTTAAGATGTTTGGAGCGTTGCGAGGTAGAGGTGGTGGGCAGGTTATCTTAACCTTTAACCCTGGTGGAGTAGGTCATCACTGGCTTAAAGAGCTGTTTATCAAGCCAGCACCAATGGGCAAGAAGATACTTACCAAGGCGTTACCTAACGGGAGTAGCTTTGACTACATTTATATCCCTAGCCGTATAGCAGATAACAAGATTTTACTTGCTCAAGACCCAGAGTACATTAACCGGCTTCACATGGTTGGTAGTCCTGAGTTAGTGCGAGCGTGGCTAGAGGGAGACTTTGAGATACATGAGGGTTCTTACTTTCCAGAGTTTAGTTCGCGGCACATTATCCCACCTTTTAACGTTCCTAAGCACTGGCCTAGGTATCTTGGCTATGATTGGGGCTTTCGTAGTCCTTTCGCTGCTGTTTGGGGTGCTGTTAGTTCTGGAAGGGATGATAAAGGTAATGAAGTGCCTTATCCCAAAGGAGCCATGGTCATTTACCGAGAGATGCACGGCAAAGGAATCGACAACGTTACACAAGCAGATCGCATCGCCTCAGTCTCAGTTGGTGAGAACGTCCATGCAGCAGCAGATCCAAGCATCTTCAACAATCAAGGTGGACCAAGTATCGCTGACCAGTTCCACACAGTGTTTGCAAAGTACAAGCACCCCAACTTCAGGCAGGCCGATAATGACCGTCTATCAGGGTGGTCGCAGATAAGACAACGGTTGGTGAGTAAGCCTGCACTGTTGTATATTACGACTCAGTGTCCATACCTGCTTGAAACGCTGCCTAGCTTAGCGATAGACAAGCGACGACCTGAAGATGTTGATACCTCTGGCGAGGATCATGCCTGTCTAACTGGCGAAACTCTTGTTATTACCGATTCTGGACCGCTTTCAATAAAAGACCTATGTGGAAACTTTGCTGTAATGGTTCTATCTCATGATGGAAAATACCATCAGGCTTGTGGAGCTTTAACTCGTAAAGCGGCTAAAGTTATTACTTTGCACTTTACAGATGGAAGCAAGGTTACATGCACTCCAGACCATCGCTTTATGCTTGCCGATGGTACATGGAAAGAAGCTGCTTTCCTAACATCTTTGGACCTGATACGTTGCGTTACGCATGAAAGTAACAATAATCAGCGATACATGTCAGGAGTTCTGTGGGGTAAGATATTACCTTTGCGGAAAGTATTTCAGTTCACAAACAAAATACACTCGTGGATCAAAACGACTACACAGAGTTGTATGGCACTATTTCAATGGTGCAATTCCCAAAGAATTTCATGTTCATCACAAGGACGAGAATCGTGCAAACAATCAGATAGAAAACTTAATGCTATTGCATCGTTCAGATCATGCGAAACTTCACATGACAGAAGAACGCAGAGAGCAAGCAAAACGAGATGTGATTGCACATGCAATACCAATAGCAAAGTATTGGCACAAGTCTTTGCAAGGTCGAGAATGGCACTCGGAACATGCAATACGCGTAGCTGCTCAAATGCCGATAATAGAAAAGGTATGCGAGTTTTGTGGCGCTACATTCAAAACAAAAAAGCACATGGATTGGAAAGCAAAGTATTGCCAGCAAAACTGCAAAATGAAGGCAAGACGAAGAAGATTGAATCCGTCTCTTATCCCGAAGCCACGGAAGAAGTCTATTGTCTAAATGTGCCTCAAACGAGTACATTTGTACTAGGCAATGGCTTGGTATCCCACAACTGTGACGCATTACGTTATCTTTGCAAAGAACGGCTGATTGATAGCAAGTGGGAGCAACCAGCCGAAGTATTCAACAAGGGTGTGATTAAGTTACAAGCGTACATCGCACAAATGCGGTCGCAACGAGGTAGAGCACAAATATGAAGATTAAGCCGTTAGTTGAACGATTCTCCTCTACCTACTGGAAAACAGAGATTACTCGTGCGGAAGAGAGATCCAAGAAGTTCATTGAAATGGCTGAGGAGTCCATCCGTGTTTATAACGCGCAAAAGCAGGTGGGGATTCTAAATGATACTGAACGACGACTTAACGTTTGGTGGTATTGTGTTAATACTCTCCTACCTGCTTATTATTCTTCCACGCCAAAAGCGGAAGTAAGTTTGCGTAAGCGCACTGGCGGCACCCTTGAGGAACTATCCGCTGTTATCTTAGAGCGCAATATCCAGTACCTCATGGATTGCGAGTTCCCGTTTGATACCGTTGGATACAATGCAGCTTTGCAGTTCCTTCTGACTGGCCGCGCGGTTCTTTGGGCTAGGTATGAGGCAGAAATTGAAGAAGAAGAGATGGAGATTGCTCTCTTCCCTGCTGGTGACGGTTCGTTGCTTGACGATCAAGGACAGCCATTTGCTCAAGAGATTGAATCTCAAAGAGAAGGCCCAGGTGGCCTCATTCTTGCCAAGGTTAAGATTGAGAAGAAAGAAAGCGATGATGCTTGCCTAGACGTTGTGCAATACAACGATTATTTCTGTTCTGATGCTAGAAACGAAACAGAAGTAGAGTGGCGTTCTCGTCGTGCATACCTTACGCGACCACAAGCAGAAGAGCTGTTTGGCATGGAAGTTGCAGACAAGATGCACTTTGATTCATTCCCAGACAAAGCTACTAAAGATTGGAACAAGGATTCCGACAAGTACGAGGGTAAAGCTGAAGTACACGAGATTTGGTGTGAAGAGACAGAGCGTGTTTATTGGGGACATAAATCAGCTGAGAAGTTCATCATTCACGAATCAGAGCCACCTATAGACTTTGAAGGCTTCTATCCTTGTTCTGTAATCGCTCAGAGTGCTGATCCTGATTCTGTTTTGCCAGTATCAGACTACGCGCATGTAAAAGACCAGATCCTTGAGATTGAGCGGCTTACCACTCGTATACATGCCGTAACTCAGACAATCAGAACTAATGCACTCTATGACGCCTCACTTGGCTTACAGGTAGAGCAGCTCATGATTGGCGACCTAAAGATGGTTCCGGTTATGAACTGGCCGTCATATAAGAGTCGTGGTGGCCTGCAAGCCGGTATCGAGTTCATGGATATAGGCCCATACGTTAATGCTCTACAGCAGCTTCAAGGAGCGCGCCAGACTGCATTACAACAGCTCTACGAAACGCTTAAAGTATCTGATCTGCTTCGCGGTACATCAGAGCAATACAAGTCGGCTACAGCTAACCGCTTAGAGTCGCAGTGGTCCTCGCTTGGGCTTGTCGTACGCCAAAACATGTTTTGCAAGTTCATATCTGATGCCATTGCAAAACTTGGCACGATTATTGCGGAACAGTTTGACCCAGAGACAATCTTTGATGTTGGCGATGCTGACCGCATGATTGAGGCTGTATTGCCACCAATGCCAGAGATGCCACAACTTCCAATGCCAGAAATGGGGCAAGAGGGTATGCCACCAGGCGAGCCAGGTATGGAGATGATGCCACCAATGGCACCACCTATGCCGATGGGACCACCTATTGAGATGCAGATTGCAATGTACAAGGAGCAGATCCTTGGCTTCTTACGCGATGACGATAAGATTAACTATCGTATCAAGATTGCATCTGATTCCATGGTTGCTATCGACCAGGCACAAGAGCAACAAGAAGGTGCGCAACTCATGTCTACGGCTGGTGAGTTCTTCAACCAGATGCGTTCACTCATCGAGCAGTATCCTCCTTTACTTGGGTTCTCTATCGAGTTGTTCCAGAACGTGATCAAGCGGTTCAAATCTGGCAAAGAGTTGGATGGTATTTTCACCAAGGCACTTAACCAGATTGGTGAGATTGCTAAGGCTAAAGAAGAAGCAGCCAAACAGCCACCTCCTCCAGATCCTGCTATGCAAGAGATGCAAGTTCGTATGCAGATTGCACAGATGGAAGCTCAGGCACGAATCCAGTCAACTCAGATTCAAGCTCAAGATAGCCATGAAAAGAATATGCTATCGGCTCAAGAACAGCAGATGAAACTGCAGCGTGAGCAACTTACTGGTAATATCCAGATGCAAAAGGCACAGCTGGAACAGTATGTAGCTGAACAAGAGTTGGCACTGAAACAGCAAGAACTGCAAATCAAAGCAAACTCAGTACAAGTTGATATGCTCAAGGTTCAGGCAATGACTGAAGGTCAAAGCATGAAGAACGAGATAACAGCAGAGAACAACAGACTGCAAGGATTGTTGAAAGTTCAGGAGCTGGAAGCTCAACAGACCCAGTTCCGATTATCTCAACAGGAAAAGTTGATAGAAGAGCGCAGATTGCAGCAAGAGCAGCAGATCGAGCAAATCCGCATGAGCATGGATACGATTCAACGTCTTCCACAGCAATCGCCAATTATGATTCAAACTGATAAGCCGATGGTGGTCGAAAAGGCTCCAGTCCGCAGTAAGAAGCGTAAAGGAACTATCATTACTGATTCAGAAGGTAATCCTGTTGGGATTGATATTGAGGAGATCGACTAATGGCTACAACAGTATCCAATTCAGCAGCATCAGTTAATCCAGATATTCCAGTGGCTACGGTTGTTCGTAGCGGCAATGTATATCAAGAGATAGTGCAGGGCCTTGTTAATCAACCATACGATCAAATTCAACTTGCATATACTGGCGCTAACTTAACTTCAGTTGTTTACAAATTAGCTGGAACAACAGTAGCGACTCTTACTCTTTCCTATACTGGCAGCCAACTTGATTCGGTAGTGAGGTCATAGTGGCTTACGTTTTTAATCCATTCACAGGTACATTTGACGTTGTTTCTGATGCTGCTTCTTCACCTGCTGGAAGTACTGGACAAATACAATTCAATAATGCTGGAGCGTTTGGAGCATCATCAAACCTTAACTGGGATGCAACGTATAACAATCTGAATGTTGGCACGACTGGCATTGGTAATTCCGATCTAAAAATTCAGTTAAATGCACCTACGAGCGGTGAAGCCAATTACTCTGTTAATAAAGGAGGAGGATACGGATTCCTTCTTGGATTCAGAAATGGAGGCAGTTTTAACTCGATCACGTCTCCTGGCTATATGCGGATGGTGACAACCGATCCGTTTGCCATTGTGATGAATAACTCCAATCCAGCAACGGTTTGGAACAGCTCTGGCGACGTCGCCATTGGTGGAAACATCACTACGACAGCGGGAGCTGGTGCAACGATGCTTGTTCTTGGCTCTGGTAGAGTAGGGTTTGGAACCCAATCTCCCGCCGCTCGTGGTCATTTCATACCGGAATCGACAACTACCGCTGGACTTGTTGTCGGCAGTGTTGCCTTGCAAACCGCAGACATTCAAGAATGGCGAGATTCGTCCAATGTAAAAATGGCGTCGATTTTAGCAACTGGTGAGTTTCGAGGACGATTAAGCACAGTTCTTTCATCAAACGTAATTGGTCACGTTATACAAGCATCAGCTAGCCAAACTGCGAACTTAACAGAATGGAGGAATAGCTCTGGAACCATCCTTACACGAGTTTCAAACGTAGGAGCTATAGTCACCACACCTGGTATTATTTCTGGAGGTTCGTTTACTGGCGGGTCTGGAGCTGCTGCGTCATCCGTTATTGTAATTGGACAACGATGGCAGCTTGCATCGAGCGGAACAGCAGGCGATTTAACACTGTTAAATAACTCAGGCACAAATCCTGTAAAGATTCAGCTTGGTGGCACTACGGCTGCAGCTCCATCCATTGAGAATATTGGCGCAGACCTTATTATCCGAAGTGCAAACGCTACTAATGCGACACGTGTTGGAATTGGTGCTGCATCGCCTGCAGCTATGCTAGATGTCACGGCTTTGAGTGATGCAACAATTACTGCCATTTTCCGTTCAGCTTCCGTATCGGCTGTAAATGTAACGGAATGGAGAGACAGTGCAAATTCAACGAGAATGAGAATCAATCAAAACTTTGTATTTTTTCCAGTACAAGCAACAACAGCGGCAGCGCCTGCTTATGTATTAGGCGGAATGTATTTTGATACTACACTAAATAAACTGCGAATTGGTGGGGCAACAGCTTGGGAAACAGTAACAAGCACATAGGAAAATAAACTACAACAAAACCTATAAAAACTAAGGAGATAAATGAAAAAGTACATAATTGATGAAGAAATTCTTCGTGGCATCCTTTCGTATCTAGTTGGCCGTCCATATCAAGAAGTGTTTCAGGGTATTCAAGCACTCCAACAGTTGAAAGAGTTAGAAGTAACTAAAGAAAAAAACGAGGAATAGTTATGGCCTTTCAAATGACCTACACAGATGAGTTTGGCGAAGTATATCCGAACAGCTATTGGAAAGTAGTGCAATGCAATATCGCACGTTTCGACAAGTCGGGACTTGTTGTGCTTGAAGGGTTTAGAGATGCGACAAATGTCGGCAAACGAATTATTGGGTACAAGCAATACGTTGTGAATGAGCCTCTATACGACACATATTTTTCGACTGAGGCACTCGATCCACAGGACGAGAACCCGTATCGTTCTTCATATTTGATGGCTATAGATGTCAAAGATGTTTTAGTGGGAGAACAATACGTTAGCTTTTTCGAGGATGCCGAACAGGCATAAAAAATGTTTCTCTTCTTTAAGCCACCTCAAAGCTACTTACAAGTTCAGCTTTTAGATCCAGATGGATTTAAGAAGGCTTATGATCGCTTAGAAGAAGAGTACGCAGCAAGAATACTGCAATCAAGGCAGCCTAAAACTAAAAAGCGTAAACGGCCTTCGCTTGAGTTTAAGAAGCAAATTGAATCACAATTAAGAGCTGGAGCGCCAAAAGAACAGATTCTCAAGACTCTTGATACAGAAGCATTGAAAACTGAAGTTTCTGCAATTCTTGCAGAGTATAATGCAAAGGTAGTAGCGCATACAGAAATGCTATTAGAGCAAGCAAGAAAGATAGCTTTTGAAAAGAAAAAGAAAAGAGACAGAAAAATTAAAGCATTATTGCTTTTAACTGCAATGGATGACTAATGACAGAAAAACACAAACTATTTCAGTGGTGTCCGATACAAGAAAAAGTAGTTGCGGTTGAGGATGTGATGGTACGCGTTCACGCTAATGCCGCGCATAACTTTATCCACGATGAGATGCCACCAACTAGGAACCCACTAAATCCTAAAGAGATATACACAAGCAAAAGCAAGTTGCGAGCAGCATATAGAGCTGCAGGTGCTGAGGAAGTAGGCACAGAGTTTGACCGTGGATACAATCCTGAACGTCATGCAGAAGCGCGTGAAAAACAGGTTGTGGCCAATTTTATGAGACAAGTAAAGGAAAGACTAAATGGATAATGTAGAACAAGAGAATTTAGAGCCTCAAGATACTGAAATAGTAGCAGACCGCGAAGAAGAGAAAGTTAGTATTCGCGATGCGCTTTCTAAGCAGTTCAAGAAGGAAGATGATACGGTAGTAAGTGATGCATTAGAGCACAACGATCCAGAGGAAACAGAAGCGGTTGAAGCTGCACCAGCTGTAGTTGAGCGTATCCCTGTTGTGCCACCTGCTGACATGAACAAGGCTGAGAAAGAGGCGTTTCTTAACCCTACGCCTGAAAACTCTCATATCCTGCAGCAATACATGAATCGCAGATCGTATGAGCTTAGAAGCGACCATCAGCGTCACATGGTAGAAATTGAGCAAATGAAGAACCAGACTTCTTCAGTGCTTGATGCCATTAAGCAATACGAACCAGACTATGCAAAACAGGGTATATCCCTTGGAGACATAGCCAAGCGGTCGATCGCATGGGATCAGGCTATGAAAGCTGACCCAGTTCAAACAGCGTTAGAATGGCTTGACTCTTACGGGCTTGATGTTAATGATCTGACTCAATCGCAGCAACAAGCGATTCAACAAGGTTATCAGCCTCAACAGCAAAACTACCTGACTAGAGAAGAAGCAGAGCGTATTGCCGAGGAGAAGTTCCAAAGCTACCAGCAAGAGCAACAACAATCTGCCGTTGCCTATTATAATGAACGAATTGTAGAATCGTTTGTAGCAGCTAAGCCTCTTTTTAGAGACCCAGAAACAGCTTCGCAGTTAGAAGCTGAGATGGCTCCAATCGTGAGTGCTTTGACAAGTACAGGCAAGTACAGCTCTCCTCAGGAGATACTAGAAACCGCCTATAATTATGTTGTAGCTGGTAACCCGACTTTTTCCGGTCTCAATCAAGCAATGACCGCAAAAGTGGTGATGGATCAAAAACAAGCGGTAGTCCAAAAGGCTAAATCCGCTTCACGTTCAATCTCTGGATCTGCAGGTAGTGGGGCTCAGAGAGTAGTATCAAAAGATTTACGGGATAACCTTCGTCGTCGATTTGGTGGCGATTAGCTAAAGGCTATTTGGTTGTCCTGTAAGTAATAACTTTAAGGACAATCAAATGCCTAATTTAGAAGAAGCAATCGTTGCAACTTTGTTTGATCAGAGCGATCAGATCGCAGACGAAGTTTTGCACCACAACCCACTTTTGAAGTCTCTTGATGATCAGGGTCTTGTTCGCAAGTTCTCTGGTGGATATGAGCTTCGTAAACCAATTATGTACAACGATGCAGCTGTAGGTGGTTTCTACGCTGGATTCTCTGCTTTCAACCTTGATTCAATCGATGATGCAACTGCATTTCGATTTGCTATCAAGCAGGCTTATGAGCCAGTAGCAATCAGTGGCCGTGATCGTCGTGCTAACCGTGACCAAGCTATGTTGCTTGATCTCGCTGAAATGAAGATGAAAGCTGCTATCAGCCGTCTTAAGAATACTGTTTCTACCTCGCTTCGTGGCGATGGAACTGGAAGTGGTGGACTTGAGTTTGACGGTATCAAGAAGGCAGTTTCGACTTCGCCAGCTTCGGGAACGTACGGACAGATCGACCGTACCAGCAACACTTGGGCACGTAACCTTGCGGTAAACGTAACCCTCTCTGCTGCTAACGTACAAGAGCAGGTATCAGATGCAATCAGCCAGATCGTTCGTGGTGATGAGCAACCAGACCTTGCACTTTGTGATCGTACTGCTTGGAAGTTCCTCCACAGCTCTCTTACAGCTATTCAGCGTATTCAGCTTCCTACCAAGAAAGCTACCGCTGGATTCCGTGCTTTGAGCTATGACGGATGCGACTTCGTATTCGATGGTGGATTCGGATCATCAGTGCTTGAGACAAACTCTGTACGACTTCTCAATACTAAGTATTGGTCGTTTGACATGGTTCGTGGCGCAGACTTCAAGCCGCTTGCTCCTGAGATGAATCGTCCTGTTGACCAGGATGCTTTCTTCACAGTGATCATTGTGGAAGGAAATCTTTGCTGTTCAGCTCCTGCGCTTCAGGCTGTTATTTACGCTTAATTAGTAGGAGGAACATAAAATGGCACGTTCAGGATCTTTTGGAGTTAATTACAAGAAGTCTTTTGGAACAGATCCAGCAATCGTTGAAGCAAAACTTGGCGATATTGGTTCTGATTCAGATGGCGAGTGGATGTATGTTAAGGCCAGTGCTGCTGTTGCTCAGTATGCATTTGTTTTAATCACAGACACATTTACCGCAGCAGAAACATCTGGCGCTTCGAGCATTGTTCAACACGTTGGTGTTGCTCAAACTGCGTTGTTGACCAATGAGTTCGCATGGGTATGGATTGGCGGCCCCGCTGGTGGTGGAGTTGGTAAGGGAATCAGAGGCAAGATTGCAGCATCGTATGTTGCAAATACTCCTCTCCTTACAACTGCTGCAGCTGGCGTAGCTGATGATGCTGGTTCGACAACAATCAAAAACGTATCTGCTACTACCCTCACAACGGGTGCAGCAAGCGTAGAATTGAAGTCAACTGGCTATCTCACGCTCAACTAATCAATCTGGCGGCTGGCTTGTATAGCAGCCGCTTTTTAAGGAGATTTATGCCAATACTAGAAGATTTGATTGGTTTGGGATTGCCTCCTGAGCAAGCAAGTGTGCTGTCAACCAATACCCTTGGCGCAGCTCCAACTTATGCGGCTTCAGGAGCACTTACAGCAAGTGGTACTACTGTTGCTGATGCTCTTACTCTTACCTCGTTTGTAAACTTGGTTGGAACAGCAGCAGCAAGCACTGGTGTTAGATTGCCAATTACATGTCCTATTGGACAGGTTGTTTATGTAGCAAACAATGGCGCTAACGCAGTTCGTGTTTATGCTCAGAGTTCGCAAACAATAAACACTAGCATTGCTGGTGCTACTGGTACTTCAGTTGCAACAACTCAAGCTGTTCAGTGTATCCGCCAATCGGCAACAAACTGGATTGTTTTGGTTCACACTAAAGCTGTTTAGCTTTACGGGGTGGCTTGTTTAGCACCCCAATTTTTTTGGTGATATATGACGATATATTCTGGCGCTCTTGTTACTACTTGTCCAACGATTAACACAGCAGCAAGCACAGTAATACTAGCAGCTAATCCAAACCGTAAACTGTTGATTATTCAAAACAATTCAGCAGCTAACATTATGGTAGGACTTAATAACGAAACCCTTACGGGAATCGTCCCATCGGCTACCAACAAAGGTTATGTGCTTCCATCGACAGCTGGAGCAAATACGCTTGTTTTGAAAGATATGTCGCTTCCATCTGGGGTTATAACGGCCTATCAGACAAGTGGCGCAGCTATCAATACCGTAGTCGTCATTGAAGGCTAGTGCTATAAGTTAGGTACGCAATATGCGTGTTTAACTTAGGAGACCTATGGCACAGATAGACTGGAACAATTTAATGAACGGGCAGATGCCACAACAGCGCAAGCGTTTTCATGGCGCTAACGTCCGTTTCTTTAATTCCTACAACGAGAACAAAGAAAAGAGCTTACAAGCTGGCCGCGCAATCTTTGATGAGATTCCATCCATTTCTATCCAATATCCAGGTGGAGATGAGACGGTTCGTAAGATTGAACCTCATGATGTTGCAGACTATCCAGAGCTATATGCAGCTTTTAAGGCTGGTAGCGAAGCGGTAGTTAGCGGCACTCCTCTTGCTGAGTGGCCACTTATGAACGGTTCTACTTTGCGAGAACTACAGCATCTTGGCTTCAAAACTGTAGAGCAGTTGGCAGATGCCCACGATGAGATTAAGCGTAAGCTCGGTCCTACTGGTCGTTTTGTAAAGATGGCTAAAGACTGGCTTGATGCTGCGAATTCTTCTCAGTTCAACGTAGTTGCTCTTAAACAGCAGCTTGAGCGTGAACAGAGAAGGACTGCAAAGTTAGAAGAACAGGTAGAGTTGTTACTGCAACGAGTAGAAGGGAATGAGGGTACTGACCTTCGTCCACGTCGAAAGGAGGTGATCCGTTCTATCGAGGTTGATGAGCTAATAGAAGAGGGTAGCCAAGACGATGTAGCTGATGAAGAAGCTGCACCAAAACGTAGAGGACGACCAAGAAAAGTATGAGTTTAGTAACCGCAGTTCAAAACGTAGCTAATGAAGCAGGATACACTGTCGAAAGTGGTGTGATTGCTTCTACTGAAACAACTACAAAGCAACTGCGCGTTATCGCTCAACGTATAAACAGGGAGATTGCGGATGCGTTTCCTTGGCCTAAAATGTACGCCTCAGGCTCAATCACGTTGGTTGCTGGCCAAGCAAGTTATGCTTTGCCAGCAGCTTTTTCGTGGTACCAATACGAGACCTTCTGGAATAGCTCTACACGCTGGAGAATCTTGGGGCCGATGTCACCCCAAGAGTACGCAGAGATTCGCGGTTACGGACTCAATACTACCGTTTATCAGCGGTTCCAGATTAGAGGACTAAGTAACAATGAGTTGCTCATTTCGCCAACTCCAACAGCATCACAGAACGGAAATATAATAATCTTTGAGTACATCGCAGATCGTTGCGTTCGTCCTGCAACATGGGCAGCAAGCGTATCCTATGCTTCTAATGCCTATACTTTTTACAACGGCAACTACTACCAGACTTCAGCCGGTGGAACTTCTGGCGCTACTCCTCCAACGCATACAAGCGGTTCAGTATCAGATGGTGGCGTTACTTGGACGTACTACAGTGGAGCTTATAGCGACTTCTTAGCTGATACGGATGAAACTGTATTCAATCAAAAAACACTTGAACAAGGTATGCTTGAGCGGTTCGCTGAGATTCATGGACTTGATACGGTTCAACCTCGATACGTTACGCAGA